TCATGGTTGGGTATTATATTCTCAATCCTATTAACGCTTATGATATCAACATGAAGATAGAGAAGCATGCATATGAAACTTACATCAAGTATCTTTCATATCATCCAGAGGATAAGAGAATCGCAGAGATAGCAGAAGATGAACTTGAACATGCTAGAGAATTACAACACGCAATGTCAATGATCGTATGACAAAAACAGCATCCTATCACATTTATATTGAAGACAGATGCCTCTTTAAAAATCTAAATGAAGAGGAGTTTGATTTAATCTGGGATAAGATATATAGATCGTATTGGAAAGAGGACTTGACATACTCCGTTTGTTTTGGAGACCACATATCTGATTTAGAACCATCTTTTTAATCAATATATAGTATATACTTATTACATATATTAGTTTATGTTATCTACAAAATATCGTCTGAGATTGGAATCAATCTGTAAAGACATTGCTTCTGGAACTGAAGTGACCCTAGAAGATATGATATGGGCAAATAAATTAGCAAAGGCTAATACGAGTGCAAGAGGTATGATGAGTCAAGCAAGAAGACTTGCAACAGATGAAGATGGTTCTTGTTTAAAATATTTGGACATCGGAGATCCAAATTCAAAGAAAAATGGTTTTAATGGTGCGGATGATATAGCAGATTGGTTTAAGAATGATAGATCTGATGATTGGAGACAACGAGATTAATGTGGAAAAAATACTGGAAGTTTAATGATTGGGTTTTTGAGAAAGTAACTGGCGAAAAGGTTGACTCCACGCAAGAATGGAAAGAAGTTCCAGAAAGATGGAGACGTTTCAAAAAAGAACCATTCAAATACATTAAAACTACAGGTAAAGATATTCTTGCTGCAAATTTAAGACATACTCATAAAGTTTACAAGTTCTTTAAAAAGTTTTAAACATGGTAGTTTGGAGCATTGTATGGATGATTGTTATCTTGTTGATTTCTGTGTCAGTTGTGATATACTATATTATGAGATACGATCATTTCTTTCCAAATGAATAAGTTAGCAATAATTCCAATATTTTTTCTCACTATGTGTGGTACAGCACCAGTGACTGATCCACCTGCACACGCTTGTAGTTTACCTTTAGATGGTTCACCTGCTAACTGTCCTGATGAAAGAGACTTAATTTTGATACCTAGACAAGAAGTAAGGGGAGAAGTAGACATCTATAATCCACATCACTGGCAGAGTATACAGATGATGTTTCAACGAAATATGAGGAAGGGTCAAATCGAAAGAAATGCAACCCAACCTGCTGATGCTATAAATAAAGCACTTACGGAATTTAACTATGGGAGCGATGACCCCACCGAGTCGAAAGAGTTGTTATAACTTTCGAGTCGTGTCGATTGATAGAGTTGTTGATGGTGATACCATTGATGTCTCAATTGACTTAGGTTTTGACCTAATAAAAAAAGAAAGAGTACGGGTAGCTGGAGTTGATACTCCTGAGAAGAGAACGAGAGACTTGGAAGAAAAAGCACTGGGTCTTGATGCTACAAACTGGATGAAAAAAAATTTAGAAGAAACCTTGGAAGGAGATGAAGAACTTACTATCAGAACAGAACTTGTCGGTGGCATGGGTAAGTATGGTAGGTTGCTTGGTTGGTTATACGTTGGCGATGATGATGTATCACTCAACGAAAAAATGATCACCGAAGGATATGCATGGGCATATGATGGTGGTACAAAACAAAAAAACTTCGAGGAACTTCGTGAAATACGAAGGTCTTTCGGTACATTACAGGAGGGTTAATCATGTTACAAAAAATTATCAATGGAATCGCTATTGCAAGTGGTGTTGTATCTATCACCGTCGTTGGTGCTGTTGGGGTTGTATATCTCAATAAAGATGCTATCATCGAAAACGTCAAAAGTAAGGTAATGGAATCAGTATTACCAGGTGGTATTGGAGGAGCACTGGGCGGTGCAGGAGGTTTAGGTTTACCATCACCTTCAACACCTACACCAGAGGCACCTGCATCACCAATACCATTAGGATTCTAGTGAAACTTTTATTAAAAATTGGTGTTGGTATTTCTTTAGGTATCAACCTTTTTATGTTTGCTGCTTTGTTATACAACATAAAAATGTATGATAAAAGAGTTGATGAGAATCGAAAGTGGTTGAAAGAAACTATAATTGAAGAGGTTTATAAACAAATTAAGTTTGTAATGCCTAAAGAATCTGGTGGTGTTTATGTCCCCAGTAAATGAGATCAACATACCTAATATTACAATACCTAATGTTGTAAGTAATCAACAATGGTTGAATAGTATACCTAATATTCCGAGTAATCATCCACCAGTTACAACACACATAGGATTTCCAATTGTGGAAATACCTGGTTGTGTCAAGATGCATAAGGACAACGAGGATAAGATTTCAAGATTACCCTTTGATAAGGATTTAGTAAACCAAGATCCAAAAGGGACTACAACTCTATGTCCTCACGGTGAATATCCATCATATGAAGCGATGGAATATACACCAGAGCAGTTATTAATTACACAAGAAACACCACCACCCCCAGTTGAACCACCACCAGAAATCGAAGCACCAGAAATACCTGACACTGGTGATTTAGGAAAAAAAGAAGATGTGCCTTGTCCTGGTCCTGGTAATTTAAGAGTTGGTGATATTACACAATCAGGTGATGAAAGAGTTGTGGGTCACAAGTTAAGTGATGATGGTAAGGTCTGTGAGACATTATATGAACCTACCACACCAATCGAAAAATTTATTCCCTCTACAAATCAAGCTACAAATGCACTCGCAATTGCAGTTATTGCAACAGCAGGTGCGACTGCGACACCGATTATATTGAGAATAGTTAAACCGATACTTACAAAGATTTGGAAAACAATACAAAAAAAGACAGGTAAAAAAGTTGATGTTCCTACCCGTGCAGAAATTCAAACAAATAAGTATCGTGAGAAGAAAGGATTACCTCCTCTTAAAAAGAAGAATTAATTATTACCAATTGATATAGTTTTCAATAAACTTGCATCATTACTAATAGGTGGTTTTGTTGTGATTTCGTGTGTATGATTTTCTACAACACCTGGTGGATTTACTAATACTACATCAGCACATACAGCATAGTATGGTGACTTTGGATGAAACATAACTCCAGCCTTCATTTGTTCTCCACAGTTCTTAAGTCTTGCTAATTCAAAATCTAATCTTTTATTGGCAGTTAATTGTTGTTGCATTGAAATCTGTGTTTCTACTGCTTGCATACACTTCTCTCTTGCTTCCTTGTCTAATGGTCTTGACCAAGTAGCAGAGACACCACCTGATATATTATAAACTTCTTGTTGTCCTGTCCTTGTAGGAACATAATAGAGAATACTTCCTGGATTGTCTAATACACCGTTATCATCCAAATCTGACATATCATATACTGGATCCATATATGTGTGCTCAAACGGACGCTTAAAATTTCCTGTCCCAGTGAGGTATGGGGTAATGTTCATGGTAGCACCTTGACACTGTATACCATTACCATATGTGTTAGTTATATACGGTCCTTGTAAAACTTGTATAGCTTGATTGGTTACTGAGCCTGAACTATTAGCGATTGGATTTGCTGTAGCACTTATACCCCCCACCTCTGCATATGCAGGGACTGAAACCACAGAAGTAGCAAGTAATAGACATAGTTTCTTAATTATTGTGTGAAGGTTGACGTTGTATCTGTGACTGAATTTATTGTTGTTGTTCTTTGTATTATTGTGTGATTTGACAAGCCTGGGCCATGATATGTTTCCGTAAATTGGAAAGCACCCCCTTGTGTTGTCATCGTAAAGTTTGGTCTTTCTTCTAGATTCAAACCATTCCATGTTGAAGTCACTCCATCTAATGTAATTTGTGTATTGCTAATCGAACCTGATCCTGTCGGAGTCAGACTTCCATCTGCAGATACTCCAGATCCTGTAACTGAATACTGCCAACCAGTATTATAGTCCATTGAATTGATCGTCTCAGTTACAGTACTTGTCGTAGTGGTGTTCGAGGTCATCGAGCCCTGCGTAAAATTAGGGACCACGGGCACCGCATATACCGAAGGTATTGTGCTAAAGAGAAGTAATAGTAAACTATATCTTTTCATTATAGCACAAAAATTAATCTATGACAGTGATTTCGCTGACGAATTGTCCAACAGCCGAAGTACCAGCTCCACCAGCTGTTACTGTTAAAATTCCTGCACTTGTTACAGTACCTGCCAAGTCACCTGCGGTTCCTGCTGAATATGAGGTCTGGTCTGATAGGTTTCCTACAGCACCCACGGTTGGAGCAGAAGTTGGAACTGCGTCAGCTTGGGTGTAGGATTGGCTAAAGCTGAAAGCTGTACCAGCTGTATCTTGTGTTGCTGCAATTGTACCTGGTGAATATACACCTGATGTTATAGTACCTGCAGAAACTGTACCTGCTGTAGTACCATCAGTTGTATCAATGTTACTACCAGAAATTGAGAAAGTTGAACCAATTCTTGAAGCGTCTGTTCTAGCCGCATCAACGGTTAATTGCACACTTGATGTGTGTGAACTCACGATACCGCCAGCGTATGCGGAAGTCCCCATACCAAGCAACAATAACAAAGGTAAAAATTTCTTCATTGGTAAATTTACCTAATAACGTAGCTTTATTTAGCAAATTATAACTTAAGGTTTTCATTATAAATTTATGTGTTATACTATAGGTACAGTTTATAGACACTATGAAGTTATTTTTGGATACCGCTGATACAGAATTGATCGAAAAACACTTTCAAACTGATTTGATTGATGGTATCACAACAAATCCAACTCTGATTATGAAGAGTGGTAGAGACCCAGAAGAAGTATATCAACAACTGATAGATATGGGTATTGATGATATCAGTATGGAAGTCGTTGGTGACTTTGATGAAATGTATATGGAAGGGTTACGTCTCTCTCGTAAGTTTGGAAAGAATGCAACAATCAAAGTTCCTTGCACTCCTGATGGTTTAAGAGTATGTAAGAAGTTATCAAGAGATTTGGTAAATGTAAATGTGACCTTGATATTTTCTGCAGCACAAGCGATACTTGCTGCAAAGGCAGGTGCTAAGTATGTCTCACCTTTTGTTGGTAGAGTTGATGATAATTCTTTTAATGGTATTGAGTTGATAGATCAGATTAGTGATGTGTATACAATACAGGGTATAAGAAAGACAGAGATACTTGCAGCATCAGTTCGTGATGTAAAAACAGTATCAGATTCTTTTGGTGCAGGTGCTCACGTTGTCACAATGCCACCATCCGTCTTTGAGAAAATGTATAATCACGTTCTTACAGACAAGGGTTTATATCTTTTCGATATGGATTGGGCAAAGGTCAAAAGGTAAAGAAATCAACACACTTGACACACTCTCGACGTTGTGTTACAATAAATACCATTACATAGAACAACGGGATCGAAAGATCGTGCCCCTGCGTAGAATGTAAAATTCTAGTCGAAAGAATTTCCATCCGCAGGTTTTTTATTGCTTGCGAGATACTATAAAAAAAAATGATTAAATCAACAATCGCTGCTGTAGCAGCATCCCCTTTCCTATTCGCTGGTGCGGCTTTTGCTGGTCCATACGTTAATTTGGAAGCAACTGGTTCTTATCCTGATGGTGCATATTCATCTGGTGGAATCGAAGCAGTAGTCGGATATGAGGGTGCTACAGAATCTGGAATCGGATACTACATTTCTGGTGGTCCAACAGTTACTCATACAGAAACAACTGACGAGTTCGGTGATGTAGAATTCATCGGTTATGTCGGTGGTTCATATGATAAGTTCTATGGTGAACTATCTGCAGTAACCAACGAAGACCTTGTTGATTGGGGTGCAAAAGCAGGTGTTAAGTTTACATTCTAGGCTTTAGTAACAACTTTACAAAGACCTCTACATAGTAGGGGTCTTTTTTTATATAATGAATTTACTCAAACATCCGTTGTTTCAGATCAATATGATATTGGTTTGTTCTCTTGTGTTCATAGAGTTAATACATATCAACTATCACAGAACAGCATCACCTTGTCCTGCACAGCAAATAGAGATGGAAGATGATTGGTGATATATAGTTATGATATCGTAACATTTTGTAATGACTAGTAAAGTAAAGACATTATTAAAAGTTGGATTACCACTCGTTATAGTAATCCAACTTATTTCAATCACATTTTTATTGGCGAAGATAAGTAAAGATAAAGCATTCTCCTGTAAAGCAGTCGGTAATTATTTTGTGTGTAAGCAAATAGAATTAAAATGATATATAAAGAAAGTGAAAGAAGCACAGGTTAGAATGTTAAAGATGGAACCAATTAAAGTTAGATGTCGTGCATGTAATAAAGAAGTAAGAGCACGAGCAGGGAAATCAGTATGTTGTGGATGCTCAAATATGACCACAATTAAAGGAGATGTTATATCTGCAGTGGATTTAAGTCAGGTTATTATGTTGAATACTTACTCAGTAAAAGAAGATAGTGGGTTATCAAATGAGCAACTTGAATGGCAGGAAGCAAGAAGTAGAAGGAAGATAACTAAAATGGACTTTGAAATTAGGTAGTATAAATATTTAAAAAAGTAGATAATGGCTGCGTTCGATTTTCCAAATAGTCCAAGTGTAAATGATACCTATTCTGCGAATGGGATGACTTTTACATGGAATGGTACTAAGTGGAATAGGACATCCCCTGATGTGGGAGCACAAGGAGCAACAGGACCAACAGGTGCTCAAGGAGCTACAGGTGCTCAGGGTGCTACTGGTTCAACTGGTGCTCAAGGTGCAACAGGATCAACAGGACCTACAGGACCATCAGGTGCTACTGGTGCACAAGGTGCGACTGGTTCTACAGGTGCTCAAGGTGCACTAGCAACAATAAACAGTAATACAGACAATTATCTGGTCACTGCAACTGGAACAGCAAATACTATACAGGGTGAAGCAAACTTAACTTTTGATGGTAGTACATTATCTAGTAATAATGGTTCAGGTGATGGTACTATAAAAATTGGAGGACAAAATACTGGCACTGGTGGGACATTATTTTATGAAATTAGTGGATATACATATTTAAGAATAAAAAATCTATATCGTTCCAACAGTAGTAATGGTAATAATGCGTATATTGAATACGATGCTGGGTATCACAAGTTCATGTGTGGATCAAGTGGCACTGAAACACTTCGCATCGAGTCTGGTGGTGGACTTAAATTTACTGGACAAGGTACATCAATCCCAGTCGGTGGAATTCTACATCATACAAATAATAATCTATATGTTAGAGGTGGTACGAATGGATTAATTTTAGGAAATCAAGATAACACAACTGTAGTGCAGATATATAATGGTTATATTAAGTGCCCTAGTATTAACTGCTTGTAGCATTAAAGAACCTAGAATTTCAGTCGGTAAGAAATGCACCGTAAAAGAAGACAAGATAGTCTATTCTTATGTATGGTTGTATGATAAAGAAGTTGGCTTACCAGCAGACAAAAAGACTTGCGATTTAATGAATTAATCGTTGAAGTTATCACAATAACTAGAGAAGACCCGAGTGCAATTCTCGGCCACTCCACCATTTATACAATGCAATATAGGGGGTGGAATTAGGATCGATTCATAGGTAAAAGATAATGGAGATTAATAGGTGGTTCCTTCAACCATTTATAAATGCAAACAATAACTTTGCAATGGCAGCCTAATAACTGCTAAGGGGTCGCCTCTAACCTAGCAACAGAATAGAGGCGCTTGACTTATACCCTATATGTGATATAATATAATAATAAAGTGAGGTAAATTATGAGTGAAAGTAAAAGAATGTACGATAATCATAAAGAGCATGGTGAAGACCTATCTTATGAGAATGAACAATCTATGGTAACAATACCATTAAGAGAATATGATAAATTAAAAGAACAAGGACAATATATTACAGATCCTGCTTTAATTTCTATCATAGATAAGATTGAAGAATTAACAAGAGCATTAAGAAGACATATAGTTAGAAAATTTTAATGTTAATGAACTCAAAGAAGTTTGGCCTTATCATAGAAGGTATTGTAAAAGAGAAGAAGATACCTTATATGGATGCCGTATTGCAATATTGTGAAGACAATGATATTGATACAGCAACAATAGGACCACTAATCAATAAATCACTAAAAGAAAAAATTAAGATTGAGGCAGAGAAGTTGAACTTGGTTGAAAAAACAAGTACAGCAATCTTACCTATATGACCAGTTATGAAGTATATAATTTATATCTTGCTATTAAGCTACATTTCACTTCCGATACTTATGATTATTTTAAGCATAATGCCAAAGTAAATAGTAGTATGAATACATTTTTAAAACGAAACGATCGGTTCTTCTTTCATAAGTTAAATA